CTCTCGCTGATGTGTTCACGTTATGGTCCGTTACTCACACCAAGTGGCTTGCCAATGTCCCTAAATGTCGTGGGCGATGAGAGCCTCAATGGTCTCGCCCCCGATGACCTGCGCGCGGGGTGGGTACTTTGAGTGTTGCTTCCCCTTTTTATCTACGTAGGTGTACTGGTCGAGCCAGCCCACCGCTCCGGAAGCAACACGCCCATACGCGTCCATGAGATCCTCGAGCCCGATCCCATAGACATCCCGCAGGTAATCGCTGAACGAATCCGGATCCAACACATCCGAATTCTTCACCTTTTCCACGATATTTTCAACACCGCCCATTTCGTTCATCTTCGTCAGCCTGACGTCGAAGTGGGGTTTCTCGCTCATAAGCTGAGCCGTCTCCAAAAGCAAGTCCTTCACTCCAGGCACGAACCGGTGCTCATACGCGGCAGAGTAATACTTCCCTGCCATGTAATCTCTGTCCCCAACCTGAGTGTTTCGATTAGCTCTCAGGTTGAGCTTGGCCAGTACGCGCCCGAATTGGGGAACGGGACGAGTTCTCACTTTGTCGCTCACATAGCGTTTCCTGTAGAAAGTGCCATGATGCCGCGACGGAGGGACAAGGACCTTGGCTTGCATGCCCGCCTGGGGCACCACAACGCCGATCGCCTTTTCCATAGCCTTGACCTCCGCCTCGGGTAGGAGCCCCAAGAAATCGTCCCCGCCGTGTATGTGCGTGCTCTTTTCAACTCCCGCTAGCAATGCAGCAGCTAGCAGGAGAGCACTTCCAACATAAGAGTTGCCGGTGGTAGTGGTGGTCTCTCCTGACCACCGCTGCCCATTTACAGTGGCCTCGATACCATATCGGGTCCACACACGAACACTCGTGTTTTTGGCGAACTCACGCACAAACCACGCCGGAGCCCCATGCTTAGCATAGAACATCGCCTCTCTACGGCGGAATTCCACACTCTGTGACCCATCGTTATTGGCAAAGTCGCTTTCCAACATCACTCCCGGGGCCGCATGAATCACATCTCCCAGTTCCTCCCCGGACTTGCCGCACGCGAATACGACAACATTCCCGGTGTTGAGGGGGTTTTGGTGGCTGAGAGAAATTTTCATGCGACGTTGCAGTTCCATGACAACGCAGCCAGTCAGGAAATTGTACATGTCTGTACCCTGATAGACTATACGTGGCTGAGCCCCGTGGTCTTTGAGAAGCACCTCTTGCTTCGCGAACACATGCTTCGTATCTCCTTGGTAACTCCATTCAGCCGCCTGGGAAGCGGCTAGCAGGCGCTCTGCCTTGGCCGGGGAACAGGTCAACAAATACTTGTTCACCAGATCAGAGTCAACACGAACAATCTCGTGCTGAGGCACTTTCGACATGAGAAGAGCGTGTCCTTTATCAAAATGCTCCATCGACTCCGCGGTCGGAGCATGGTCGCACCTCTTCTTCATTGCATGTGCAGTTGCGCCCGCCGTGTTAGACGGTACAGTTACCGGGACTCCCTCCAGTATCGGCCCTTTGGCAACTCCCAACGAGATGGGG